AATCGCATCCTGAGCAGCGTCGTAAACAGAACCATCTTGAATCGCAGGACGAATCTGCGGAAACAAATCCAGAAACCTTTGGCCGTCATACATCATCAGCCCATCAGGCCAAGAAAAGAAATAGATAGCACGCTCAGACACAGCAATAGCCTGAGGATTCACCGCACCAACTTCAGTCGACAAAGTTACGACCTGAAAAGTATCCGTCGAATAACCAAGAATGGCGAACACGCCACGCTTCTTAAACACAAGAAGGTTGCCGTTAAACGGCACAATCGCCGTAATCCCAGAACCGCCCTCAACAATGTCAATGTAATCAGCCGAACGCCAAGACTCAGGAAAGAACGGATGCGAGAACCGAACCCTATTCGGATAATCCGAACCATCCTCTGTCGTATAAGCCGTCCACATACGATCAACATGAGAAGCAGCAAAACGCGCAACAGGCATATGCGTGCCAGTAGACGCAGACAAATCCTCCTGCCATTGCCCCGCCCCAGAAGCAGTCAACGAAGAAGCAGTCGAAGCATTCCACTTCTTAGGAGTAGTACCAGTAGCGATATAAACAAAACTGCTAGAACCAGTAGTCCACTCCGCAAACGACGCCCCAAACGGGGCAGTCGTCGTAATAGCACAAGACGTAAACGCAGTCGTAGCCGAGTAATACACCCCATTATTCGCCGCAAGAAGCAACTGCGGTGTCGCCGCATTCCACGCCCACAACCTCTTCGGCGCAAACGAACCATTAGCAATACCACCAACAGCAGAAGTATTCAACTTCTGCATGCCACCACGCATCGAAAACCCACCACGTGGGTCGATATCGACGTTCAGCAAGTCAGGGGATTCGTTTGACCCCAACTGAAACGGGTCGGCACGAAGATTCAAACCGCCCGTAAAATCGTCGGTACGAAGCAACGACAAACGGGTCATTGGCCAATAGTCCGTCCAAGACTCTGCAGCCACCACCTACTAGACATGTGAGGCACACCATCAGCAAACGCCAACGGACGCTGCGACGGAGGACGCATAATATCAGCGGCAGCAAGACGGACAGCCTCATCGAACGTACGACGATAGAACGTCGCCAGTTCAATATCTTCCTGCAACTGATATACCTGCGATACGCCGTAGTAAACGAGTGCTTGGTGGAGACGCTCATCAGCATCAACCTCCGTCGAATCCGAAGCCGACCAATCAGTCGGCTTGCGATAGCCGCGAACCACAACGGGATACGCCGCATCAGGCTTAGGCCACAGATGCACAGTATCCTGCCACAACGAGAAATACAGCGGACGCTGAGCCTGGTCGAACGAACCAATCCAAATCTGCTCGGCATCATCATATGCAATCAACTCGATACGACGACCGACAGCAGAAGTATCAACAAGAGAAGTAACCTCACGCAGATCGCCGTCACCGATCAGATTGATCGGATACTCACGCTGCCCCTGTGTCGTCGTGAGCGAGTACGTCTTCTGGTAGAACGGCCAGCGGCGTTCGAGGGCAATAATGCGCTCGAAGCCGTCCTTGATGTACATCGTCAGCAAAGTGTCCGAAACATCACTAGCGTCAAGATCGACAATCTCACGAATCTTCAAACGAATGTCATTCAGATTCATGTGCTTGCTCCTTCGCCATCTGACGCAGATGACCGATGCAGTACATGGTTTCCTTAGCACGAGCGCCTTGGCAAGTACCATCATTGGCCATACAGCGAGTATGTCCGAGATATGGCATTCCACCAGCAGGCGCTGGAGATGCGTCTGCTGTGGCGTAAGGGCGTGCCGATGCGGTTGCAGGCACTCCGTATAAAGCGTATGCGGGTGTTCCAGCCATCACAAATAGATGGCCTCGTTACCTACTACTTGGGATACCTTCGTGTAACCTTTGCAGCCTTCTTTGCCCGAGGCTTTACGACAGCATCAGATGCCCTGATCTTCTTGTTGTAAGAATCAATCATTACATCTTTCCCATCAGCACTATAGGCTGCGGTTCGTCCTTCGATATTCTTCGTGGTAGCAATGCGCTTCCCGCCGTTTACCTTCTTTGTGCTTGAACCAGTAGTGCGGATCTGCCCCTGACGAGGAGTATCGATAGTCCCGCTCCACTTTTGTCCGAGTTCACGTATGGTCCCTGCTTCGCTCCGCCGCCTCTTATCGGCAGTTGCCCGACGTGCTCTGGTATCAGCAGTACCAGACTTATTGGGCTTGGGCGGTCGGGGGTAAGAGGGCATTTTGAACTCCTTTGTAGCCATGCTTCAATATAAGAATCGTGCGTTACGCAGCATCTATACTGATAAACAGAAAGACCCACCCCCGAAAGGGTGGGTCCATCTGATTCCTTGTCGGGAAAGGTCAGGCGGTCTTCGCCGTCAACTTGCCCTGCTTCTTGCGGTTACGCACAGTCAGGTTGCCGTAGCACATGACGAGCGAGTAACGAGCGTCGTAGTTCTCGGGACGCACGAACGGCGTGACCTCGAACCACTTGTCGCTGTGACCGACGAGGGTGATGTACTTGCTGTTGAGGAAGTACATCGTGCCAGCGGGGCAGTCCACATCGTACGCCACGGGAGCAGCCTTGAACAGCAGGTTCTGGAAGCCAGCGTCTGCAGTCTTGGTGTCCGTGTAGCGCAACTGCGGCTGCAGCAGGCTCTCGTACTTCTCGAACAGGGTCTGAGTGCCAAGCACCATGTCGGGATGGTCGTTGCCGACCGACACGGTGTTGTAGGCGGTGGTCATCTGAGCGAGGGTAAGAGCACCAGCGGTGTTCTCCTCGTACGAACGCCACCAAGTCTCGCTCGACGAGTCGATGCCACCAACGGTGTTGCCCGACTCAACGAGGTTGCCGAGACCGTTCCAGTTCTTGCCCGAGTTGCCCGTGCCGTCACCGAAGAACATGGCGTTGAAGCCTTCCTTCATCGACTCCTCAGCCTGCATGATCTTCGCCTCAAGCAGGTTCACCATCGCCTGCTCGCCGTTGTTCTTGGCCTCTTCGATACCCGAGATGGCGACCGAAGCAGCGTACTGCTTCCAATCGAACTCGGCAGCGGTGATGCCCGACTGCGGGGTCAGCGAGATGCTGTCGTAGCCCGAGTACGAAGCCACGGTGCTGTTCTCGCCGTAGATGAGCGGCTCAACAATGTTCGTACCGCCATTGAGCATGCGGATACGACCCTTGTCCATCAGGAAGTAGGTGAGCGGACGAGCGTTGAACACGTTGTCCGTCAGGGTCTTGCGGTAATTCGCAACCGTAGTTGCGAGGAGTGTCTGGAGTGCATCTCCGTGAATAGCCATGATTTGTCCTCCTCAGGACTTATGAGACGCCATGCTGCCGTTTGGCGGCAGCCCAAGCGTCTGCGATTGAACGGATTGTTCCCACGTCATCCTTCGCCGTCTTCACAGAAGCAGCCCCAGACACCACAGATGCCTGACGCTTCGCCTCAGTCTGCTTAGCCGCCTTCTCAGAAGAAACCTTCTGACGAGCAGCAAGACGATCAAAAGCGATCTGCTTAAACACGGCCTCAAGATTCGTGGACCCCTGCGCAACCGCAGCAGCCACTACCTCCTGAGGATCGAAGTCATCTCCGTAGGTTGACTTCAGCCTTGAAATCTCCGACTCAAGCCTCTGCTGTGCCTGCATCCTCTCAAACGCCGACACTCTCTCGTCGATGTCTGAAAGCCGCTTAGCAACTGGGTCGTCCATACTGAAATCGCTGAAGAAAGGATCTTCATCAACCATCTTCTGCGCCTCTTTACGGCTGACGCCGTAATGATCCGCAAGAAGATCAATTGTTCCAGCAGGATCGTTCTCCAGAGCCGCCTTGATGGCAGAAGCCCATTGAAGTTCCTGACGCTGTTGTGCCAGTTCCTGCGTCTTGCGGGTATAGTCCGCTTGACGCGAGTAGCCAGCAACTGCCTCCGAAAGTGGCACACGAACCTCTTCGCCATCAACCTTGACAGTCACATAGTGATTGCCGTAAGTATCAACGTCGAGGATGGATTCGCTTTCCTCGGCTCCGCCCAACTCATCAACTTGTCCGTCAAGAACGGGGTCAAAATCGGGGCTATCTATGGTGGTGTCCACCTATTCCTCCTGAGTCCTAATGGTTGCTCTATAGAAAGAAACGGTCGTTACATCATGTTGGGCAAATTCAAGCCCATACGCGACGACAAAGCGGCAAGAACAGCAGGGTCAACGCCAGACAACGCTTCAGGCGTTGCAGGCGGAGGAGCAATCGCAGCGTTCATATCTTGCGCAGGTCCAACTGCTTCAGGCGGCAAACCAGCAGGCAACGCGCCCATATCGGGCGGCGGTGCTCCACCTTCAGCACCCATCTGATCCTGCGGTGCAGGAGCGCCCTGCAGGAACTGGTCGGGGTTCTTGACACCGAAACCGAACTGCAGTACGTGTGCTGCAAGCGCAGGCATGTTCACAATTCCCATCTGCGCAAACGGAGCCATAGCGTCAACCATCTGTAGCGCCATCTGTCGACGGAATGACTCGTTGACGGGGGCAGTAGATCCAGCCTCAACGTCATAGTCGAACTCGCCAGCAATATAGTCGGCATCAAACGTCACCCAAGTAGGTTCGCCATCACGGCCAACAACACGAGCAACCTGCTCGCCAGTCATGAACTGCTGGGCAAGTGCTACGAGACGAGAAGCAACCTCGGCAATAGCCTGTTCAATCGTTGCCAACTTGTCGGCTGCACGAGCATTGGCGGCATCCTGCACGATTGCCGCTTCTGTCGCCGTACGACGAATTTCGGGAAGCGAACCACGCAGATATACCGAGACGCCAGACACCATGTTGATGTCGGCTTCGATGATGTCGGACTGACGGTAGAACTCGGGAGGAGTGACAACCGCAGGGAAAGGCACGACAACATTGGAAAGAGGTTCATCGCCAGAGACGGGAACCATCGTGTTGTCGTAGTCTGATTCGAGGGCGTCGCGCCCGTCCGAATCAAACGCAGACTCCTTAAAGAGGTACTTTCGTGCGTACCGCTTACGGTGGTTCATCATCTGCGTACGAGTCTCATTGATTTCTCGCTGCAGCGGCTCAATCGCCTCAAGATCGCCAAGAGGATAGAAGAAGTCGGGGACATCGTAGTTGCGGATCATCACAAACGGATGTCCGAAGGCATACGGCATGTCCATCGGCTTTACGAGGAAGCCATCGCATCCTTCGGCAAACACGCACATCGTGTTCTTGGGGATGTCGTAGAACTCCCAGACCTCAACGTAGCCCTCTTCCTTGTCCTTGGGCTTACGTGAAGACGGTTCCTCGGGGTCGTACTTGCCCCACGAGGTTGCCTCAATCATGTCACGTGCAGACTTCGAATACCGCTTGTCCGACTTGACGTCCTTTACGGAGCGACGGATGCGCTGGGCAATCCAGCGAGCATCCTCCATCGAAGTAGCATCTGGATCGACAAACACATCGAAAGGCGAGACACGCTCAACAAACGGTCTGTCTTCAATGACAACGATAGACGGCGTAATCTCATTGCCGTCCATCTCCTGAGACTGATCGCCCTCTTGGCCAATCTCTTCTTCCTCAACATAACGGTAGCCAACCTTCAGCCAGCCATGCCCCATAACGAGGAAGTCTTTGACGGCACGACGAAACTGGGGGCGGACACGGTAGTGTCGCCACCAATAGTTGATTACAGCCTCTGTAACAATTGCCTGAGCAGCGGCATCAGGATGCCGTGCGTTAACGGCAATCTTCGGATAGTTGACAGCCACCGCAGGAGCAATGACGTTCACCGTCGAAAACGAGATGTTGACAAGCAGTCTGTCGTCGGGAGAAACGTCCTCGAAGTGTCGACCTCGGTAAAGGTCGATGAGCCTTCGCCACGTGTTGTCGTAATCCTCGTCCCTTCGCCACCGCTTGGCTACCGCAATCTTCTTCTGGTAACGGGTGAGGATGTCATAATTCGACTGTCGGGCCATTACCCCTCATTCCAAGCCTGCGCGGTACGCGCAATTAGGTTCCACACGGCAATCAGGCCAGCAATGCCAGCAGCCTTGAAGAACCCGATGTCGAACACAGCGGAAGTAAGAGGGCTGGCTGTAGCGCCAGCCACGAATGTCGCAACCGCACGCTTGAAAGCATCCTTGTAAGTCACAGCCCCTCCTTGAGGTGGTAGTCGATGTGGTCATCAAGCCGACTGTCGATGTGATCGACCTTCGATTCGATCCGAAGAAGAACCTTCTGATTGTCGGCGTGCTGCTGAGTGTTCCTCTTGTCGAACTTTGTCAGCCCCCACATCAGCGGACCGCCGATAACAGCAACGACAATGGGGACCCACCACACAGGTCACACCCACCGCTGCCCGACAGGCTCGGCCTTAATACCAGCATCAGCGGCCTGCTTCTCCTGTAGACGCTGACGCTCGGTGATCGTCGGACCATGGAAATCTTCTTTCCCATGGCTAAAGCCAAGACGGATACCTTTTACATGGCACTTAAAGCAAACAGCGCCACGACGAGGAAGAACGTCAAACGTAAATAAGGAATCACATTCAATGCAGTTAATCGAACCCATCACATCTATATGTCGCCGTTACATCGCATTTCTGGTGTTGTAAGCCCCCAAAGGAACCCGATCCGACGCACCATTGGATGAAAGCGCCATTCTTGCGAACCAATCCAAACTAAACCGAGGAGCAGGCACTTCAGTCTTGTATTCAGGCAACCACACGTACTTCAACATCTGATGGCAAATAGCCAGCGACATCACGCGGTCGTCGTGGGGTGAACCATGCATTTTGCCATTAGGGTCACGAACAAATGTCCGCAACTCGGCAATCGTTCGCTCATCCCGTAGGTCAATAGCCCCATCGCGGATAGATGCCGCCAACTCGTCAATCGCCAGCGGCTTTGTCGCCGCAGTCGTCCGCCAACCAAGAATTTCCGTCGCCTCAGGATTCCGCTGTTGTAGGCGACGGGTACGATACAGGTTCTTGTAACCGTACCTCTGCAACGCTTTCAGCGTTGTCAGACCGTGGTTGTTGTTCTCCACACCCATAAGAGCGCCGTTGTACCACCAGCCGACTTCGGCTAACGCCTCACCGAATAGGTCGGGTTCAATATGTCCGTGCCAAGTTGCGACGACAAGAGAGTTGCGTGCGTTGATGATATGGGCTGACGAGTAGTCGCCGTGCCCAAGGCCTTCAGCAACGTCAGCGCCAATCACATACACACCTTCAGGGTGTGGTTCTTCCCAGATGGCAAACTCGCCGTCTTTGGCTAGGCGATATTCGACCTGCTTCTTTGTGAACTTGTGAAGATAGCCGCGACGAGGTTCTTCAGTCTCGTGCTCGCTGAGCGCATCAAGATCAAACACGGGGTTGCCCGACTTAATGAACGCCTCTTCGGGACTCCTCGGGTATTCCTGATGCAACTGCCATGAAGGCATTGTCTTCGACTTCGACTCATACCAGTCGTCGTCACGATCACCAGCAGACCAAGGCCAGAAGATGCCCGTGAACGCATTCGTCCCGTTCTGAGAACCCACCCACAGGTGGTGAAAGAAGTTGCCCGATCCGTTGGCGGTACTCAGACAGATAACACGACCACCAACGTCAGCAATCGGTTCGATAGACGCCCACGCCTCCTCAGAGTTCGGCAAGAACGCCATCTCGTCTACAATAACCAGATACACCGACTCGCCACGAGCAGGGTCGTTGCCCGAAGGCAGCGACTCAATCGCAGACTCGTTAGCAAACGTCATCTTCAACTGGTTATCAGACGTCAACTCGGGGCCACGTTCCTTCATCCACAAAGGAAGAAATTTGTAGCCATACTTCGACTTTTGTAGAAGTTTCGCAGCCTCACGTTCCGTCCTAGAAAGCATGACCACAAAGCGATCAGCCCAGAAGAACGTCAACCAAAACCCGTAGGCAGCACCCAACGTAGAGAACCCGATCTGTCGTGCCTTCAGCACGACCGAATAACGGTTCGTCATCCACGCACGAATCGTCTCAATCTGCGCTTCGCGCATCTCAAACGGAATACGGCCACGCTCAGGATGCTTGATGTGCCAGTAGTTCTCACAGAAGTACGTGAACGCCTCAACACGCTCGTCAATCGTTGCTTCCTCTGGACCTTTGCAGCGTCGCCACTCACGCTCATTCAGAAGTTCAGTTAAATCCATCCTCAGGCTTCATCCTCTGTGGGTACTGATCCTCAGCCTGCGAACACGCAGGACAACGCCAATGACAAGCAGCAGGGGGATACTCCATCCCACATTGCGGACATTCCACCAACTCCGTCATACAGCACGAAGACGACGAGACTCCATCTCATTAGCCGCCGAAGCGGCAATGAGCGACTCCAACTCCTTGTCAGACAACTGGGCGACCGAAGTCTCACTCTTCACAGTCACCTGCGGAGGAGCCATACGATTAGTCGCCTGCAGATACAACTGCGCAGCCTTGATGTCGCCGCCAAGCGCAGCATTGTACAGGGTGTCCAGAAGACGCTGAGACCGCTCAGGCGACCCTTGGATGTCGTCGACCTTCTCCTGCCACTTCTTGCGGAAGACATCCTTCTTTTCCCAGCGGCGCAAAGTGACCACGTTCACCCCGATGGACTCCGCATACTTCTCCTTGGAAGCAGGATTCCTCTCGGAAGGGGGCGTGCACAACCATACAAGATATGACTCTTGACGGGCGTCCAGCACATTCTCCTCAATGCTCACACCAACAGGCAACTTCGTTACCTGTTCACTTGTTCACGATGTAACGAGGTAACATTTAGATAGGGGCCACCTAGTTATCAACGGCTGCTGCGCAGCAACGCAGCCGTTGATCTAGTAACCAAGTTGCGACGACAGGAGCGGATATGCCGAAGGTAGGAAGCAAGCATTTTTCGTACACAAAGGCTGGCTACGCCGCCGCCAAGAAGGAGGCGGCTAAGACTGGCAAGAAGATGGTCGTCCCCAAGAAGGGTCACGAGAAGACTGAGAGCGCCGCAGAGCGGCGTCGTGAGTACGGCCCGAAGGGCAAGAAGAAGTAATGGCGTCGACACCTGCTTGGCAACGCAAAGAAGGCAAGAACCCCAAAGGTGGACTCAACGCCAAAGGCCGCGCCTCCTACAACAAAGCCACAGGCGGAAACCTCAAACCCCCTGTCAAAGCCAAACAGGCTAAGAAGTCGCCTGCCGCAGCAGCGCGACGCAAATCTTTCTGCGCCCGCATGGAAGGTATGAAGAAACACAACACCTCCAGCAAAACAGCCAAAGACCCCAACTCCCGTATCAACAAATCACTACGAGCATGGGACTGCTAATGACACCCCCTCGCGTCACAATCCGCTGGTGGGACACCTACGCCATCGAAGACGGCTGGTACGACCTCGACACCCCCCACCACGACCGCATCCTCGAAACCACAGGATTCCTCGTCGGAGAAACCCCCAACTACCTCCACATCGCAGCCACATGGGACACCCACAGCGAACAATACACCACAGCCATAGCCATCTACAAACCCTGCGTCGACAGCCGAAGCGACAAACCACTCCAAATCGTATCCTGACCAGCAGGAGTCCCACAAACAAGACCCCCCACACGGGGGGTTCTTTCATTTAACCCCCAACATATCCGCCAACCACGATTTCTCCCTGCGCAGAGAGACTCCTATGGGCAATCACGGGGCGGGGGGGCCGTGTAGGGGGTGCGACACACGGGACGCGACACGAAACATGGTCACAGGGCGCACGCAGGGGGAACAGGGCTATCACGATTATTCCCGTACCAGCATAGTATGAGGGAACAGTACAGATTTCCTCACCAACATCAACCCTACGGACTGAAAGGTGGCTTTCAGTTCACATGAAAGGAAACTACATTGGCCAGTAACGTTCGTACCACCACGCGGGTGGAGTTCAGCAAGCACGAGTCGCTCATCACGAAGGGTGAGGTCATCGCCCTGAAGGGTTGGTGGCACGCTGCCGATGAGTGCGTGAAGAAGTGTGACGGCAACGCTTCGGCGTACGCTCGTCTCGCTGCCAAGCAGGCTCGCAAGAACACCGAGGGCACGATTCGTGTGTTCGTCGGCGCTGTGCGCCGTGCTCAGGAGATGGGGTACACCCTCGACTACTTCGTGAGCAACGACCTCGGTATCGAGCACGTTCGTGCGACTGTGGCGGGCAAGGGTGAGCGCAAGGCGGGCGTGAAGGTGTCGAAGGTGTCGATGCCGACTGAGCGTGCTGAGAAGGCTGTGCGTGGCATGAACCGCCTCGAACTCAAGGCCACCATCAAGGCCGCCCAGGCTGCGCTGAAGGCGCTCGACCGCAAGAACTGAAAGTTGGCTTTCAATTGCCGAAACGCCGTGAGGCGTCGTTCACAGGTTGCCCTCTGTGAGCCTGAATGATGGCAGGGCTGAAAGGACATGAGATGAAACTGACCAAGGACGAGCGTGAGGCTCTTGAGAACATCGACGAGATGTTGATGGACTTCATCAAGTCGTGCGGTTATCGCCGTGTGATGAAGAACGCGAACCTGCTGAAGGTTCTCAAGGCCAGCAACGCTATCGGCGTCGCTCTTGACGCTGATAGCAAGGTCAGCAAGGGCTGAAAGGCGACTTTCAGTTGTCAGCACGCACGACTCCTTGTGGGTCGTGCCGTGCGAACGGCACATGGCATGAGTGTTGTGTGTTGTTCGCTCGCAAAGTGCGGGCCATTACATGAAAGGTAGAACCATGACAGAGCAGGAACGTGAGGCTTTGATTGCCTCACTTGATGAGGTGCGCCTCGTTATTGGGCGTGTGATGACGCCTGAGAAGTTGCGTGCGAGCGACGACAGGAAGCGTCGGCTTGCGTTTGCGTTGGCTCAGGCTGATGTGCGTGCTGCCGAGGCACAGGCGAGATTGCGAGGTGAGTGATGAGAACACCGAAACAGCGTGATCTGATCATGCGTCTGGCAGAAATCGAAGCATCTCTGTGTGAGATGTCTGAAAGTGGCTGGAATATTGATTTCAGTTTTCTTGACGACGAGGACAAGTACGAGAGTCGGCATTTGATGACTCTAGTGAGTCGTGCTTCGGCTGTTGTTGTTGTTTGTTCTGCCGATGTTCACGGCGAGCATTATTTCGAGTGGGGGCTTCAGTCGCGTTTCCCTCATGCTCATGCGACAATGGACTACAACAACTACCGTTCACAAGACTCGGTGTCACTCGCGCGTGAGTTTGCGGATGCGTTTGGGCTGGAGTTTCTTAAGCCACGATGTGTCTGTGTGGGTTGTGTCGGTGCTCGTGTCAGAGGCGAGGTGGAGTGATGTCGTTGTATAAACCCGAACTGCGTTCGCTCGTGATGAGTGTGCGCTCTGATGACTTCGATCCAGATGATTGGTGGCAGGTTGATGCTGTTGCTGAGTCGTGGCAGAAGGCGTGGAATACGGATGCGTTGTCGCTTGCGATGATGTTGTTCGGTGTGATGTTCCATCATCTCACCGACTACAAGTACGCAGGTCGTATCAGCGAGATGCGTGATGCGTGGTTCATGTGGGGTCGCCTGTCGGGCGAGGCCACGGAGGTTGCGTTTCCCATTTGCGCAGCCGTGGCTGCGTGGACGAAGTGGGAGGCTGACAATGCCTGACTTCTCCGCCATGTCGTTCGCCACGTCGCTGTATGCGAACCAAGGCGATTACAACGCGAACATTGCCATCGAGATTTCGTCGATGGTGTCGCAGGAACAGTTTCTCGAACTGTTCGAGGCCATCGCATCGTTCGTGCCTGATGGCACGGTGGTGCGTATCAACAACATGACGACCGCCGATTACAGATGGGAGTTGGAGCAGACTCGTTGCGAGTTGTGACGGGCGTGCGAGATGGCAGCGTGTGTTGCCATCTCGTGCGAGAAGCACATCGGATTGAAAGGTGACTTTCAGTTTGGTGTGTTTCTCGCACGCACAAGCGTGCCCAACACAGAAAGATAGGACAATGACAACCAACATCAACAACAACGCAGATGTCGAACCCGACGACGAGTCGTACACGTGTGACAACTGTGGTGAGGTTCGCCCTGACGAGTCTCACGCACGTGAGGTGCGTTCGTCGTGGCAGCAGCGTCGTCACAGCAATGTTCCGTCGCACTTCGGTTGCGATTCGTGCTGTGTCCGTTGCGTGGACTGCGGTGCGTACGATTTCGTCGATGACTCGTACGAGTATCGTGGCGACTCGGTGTGCCGTTTCTGTTTCGACAGTCACTACAGCATCTGCGACGACTGCGAGGAACTCGTTGCCAGCGACGATGTCTGCTATCCCGTCATCGGCTATGACCGCCGTGGTGATGAGGAACTCGACTACGATGTCCGTCTATGCGAGGACTGCTACGAGTTGCGTGACCTGCCCGAACAGCGGACGCAGTACATCTTCTCGTACTCGTACCGTCCGTCGCCTGTGTTCCGCCGTCTCGACGCTGACTCGTGCGTGAAGGTGTCGTACACGCCGACTCGTGACCTGTTCATGGGTTACGAGTTGGAGACGAACGAGTACCGCTGTGGTGACATCGCTGAGGCTGCTCAGTACATCATGGAGAACTCGCCCACCGACTACCTGTACCTCAAGGAGGACGGCAGCATCTCGGGCTTCGAGATTGTGTCGCACCCTGCGACGTTCGAGGCTCACATGGCTGTCGCTCCGTTCGAGGCGTTCGAGCAACTCGCTACGAACTTCGGCATGTCGTCGTGGCGTGGCGGTGGCTGTGGCCTTCATGTTCACCTGTCCAAGCGTGCGTTCACGCAGTCTCACATGATGAAGTTCATGATGTTTCACGAACTCAACGCTGAGATGCTGAAGCGTTTCGCTGGTCGTGACTCGCAGTCGTACGCCTCGTTCGACGGCAACAAGCGTGAGCGCAAGTTCGATGTTGCGAAGGGTAACCGTGTGAATTCGTCACGGTACTCGGCTCTCAACTTCCAGAACGACGCCACGGTCGAACTGCGTTACTTCCGTGGCTCGCTCAAGCCTGTCACCGTCAAGGGTGTGCTTGAGATGTGTCAGGCGATGTACGACTACACCCGTGACATCAGTACCCGTGACATCATCAACCGCAATGCGCTCGCATGGGACAACTTCCGTGCGTTCGCCGTCAGCACCGAGAAGTTCGAGAACCTGCCCAAGGTGTTCGAGCAGCGAGGAATGAACTGAAAGGAGACTTTCAGTTCCAACATCAACTAACCAACAAACAACACAACATCAGAAAGGAAAGACATCATGTGTCTTCTCATTTACGCAATGCCCAACCACAACATCCCCGTCGAGCACCTGCGTGAGGCAGCGGCCAGCAACCCCGATGGTTTCGGGTTCGCTATCCGCACACGCAAGCGCATCATCACCCATCGCACGATGGAGATTGACGACGCTATCGAGCGTTGGAACTACGAGCGCACTCGCAACATGAGTGCTCATGCGCTGTTCCATCTGCGCATCACCACACACGGCGGAACCAACGTCGAGAACTGTCACCCGTTCATTGTCGAGGACGGTGTTGTCCTCGCACACAACGGCATGCTTCCCATCAAGGAGAAGGAAGGCATGAGCGATACCCGTCAGTTCGCCACCGAGTGGCTCCCGTACATGGGTGTCGATGTGCTTGATGACCCCGATGAGTTCTCTGAGATTGAGCGTTTCGCTCAGGGTTCCAAGATGGTCATCTTGTCCAACAGCGACAAGTTGTCGAAGCCTCTATACATGGTCAACGAGCGTGACGGCCATTGGAATAACGGCATCTGGTATAGCAACTACTCGTACGAGCCGTACGTTCCTACTGCTCGTCGTGGTGGCTGGAACAACTATCCGACAACCTACGCTTACGGCGACAAGGACTTGTCAGATGACCTTGCCAACGGCTGGTACTACGACAACCAGACGGGCTGCTGGACTGACGGCGACTCCGACATCGAAGGTTGGGTGTGTCAGGTGTGTGACCACACCGAGTGGTACGACCTGTCCATCGACCACCCTGAGGCGTGCGAGGTTTGCCGTACCTGCTGGTACTGTCAGAAGTCCCTGTGGGAGTGCTCGTGCGAACTGGCGGAGGGCTGACATGTACACAGCACTCTCTGCTTTCATTCTGTCGGCGTTGTGGGTCGTGAGTTTGTTCGCGGCCTATGACGCTGGCAGAGACAACGGAATACTCACCGAACGCAACAAGAGAAAGAGGAACAAGTAATGGAAATCCAAATCACACACAAGGGCATGACGTTCTACTTCGTGGAGCACATGCTCCCTGAGGGTGCTGCGTGGACAACGAGCGTGGACTGTCTCGACCGTGAGAGCGGTCATGCGTACCGCGCCGATGTCATCATCGTGCCTGACCCGATGAACTACGACTGTCCTAGCCGTGAGTTCCATGAGTTGTACAGCGTCTCCGCTTTGCGGTTCCGCTCGTTCAGCCAGTTCCTCAAGACACTCAAGAACGGGGGAGTGGACTTCACCATTCGCCGTCCTCGTGTCCACACCAAATCTGTCGGGAACCCCTGACAGTCCAACAACAACAACAACAACAAGAAAGGTAAACCAATGAACACCAACAACACAGTAGAAGAGTGGTTCGTCCAACTCAAGGCGTGCTATTTGCTGCGCTACGCAGGCATCATCACCGACGAGCAGTTGGAGGCTGGCACACAATGGCTGACAGACATAAACAGGCTGCTCAATGGCGTGAAGCCGAGCGTCCCTGACACTCAGCCGACACCCGTCAGCACTCAGCCGACAGTCACCGTCACTCGTCGTCGTTTCACCGACGATGACAACGCAACGCTGTTGCGTCTGTACGCAAGAGGCTGGACTACTGCCCGTATCGCTGACGAGTTGGGCAGGACTCACGCTACAATTGTTCAGAAGGTGAAGCGCCTTCAGGAACAGGGGGTTCTCCCCCGCCGTTACCGTCCTCGCAAGGACAGCATCAACACAAACAACACACAGAAAGCAGGTAAGTGAGATGGGTTACGACAATCAGGGCGTCCTCGGTGGCGTCACCAACGGAGCGTTCAGGGAAGTGCCGTGGCACGGCCTTGGCGACTCGACCAATGCCAAGGGTGTCGTCGTCGGCACTAAGCGTCAAATCACAGAGCGTCTCGGTGGCAAGCAGTTGCTTGTCCACGCAGGACTCAACTGGACTGTCGAGCAGTCAACTCTCGACGACCTTGGCATGGACGGCTACGAAGGCGCTGACGAATACTCGGCTGTCATCCGTTCAGACAACAAGCGGTTGCTCGGTATCCACTCCGACTCCTACGGTGTCGTTCAGAACTCTCAACTCGCACAGTACGTGGACGTATTGCTCGCCGCTCGTGGCGATGCCACGCCCGTCTCTGCTGTCGAGTTGTGGGGTGGCAAGGTCGTGTTCCTTGTCGTCGAGTTCCGTGACCTCGTGCGTGTCGTCCGCAAGGACGGCGACGAGACGGACAAGATGACTCGGTACATGGGCTTGTACACCAGTCACAACGGGATGTACCCGTTGGGTGTCAAGTTCATGAACAACCTGTGGGTCTGTCAGAACACGTTCACGCCGTGGTCTGCTGACACGGGGTTCGTTGTGCGCCACACGCGCAATGCGGGTGACATCGCTGCCGAGGCAGCACGTTCGCTCGAACTCATGATGACATCGTTCGATAAGTTCGATGACGAAATCAATCGTCTGCTTGCTATCGAAGCGAGCAAGAGGGAACTCACGCAGAAGGTCATTCCTGCTGTCATTGGTAAGCGTCCGACCGATAGCGGTCGTGCGCAGACCATGTACGACAACACGTGGGAAGCCATCGTTGCTGAGTGGTCTGAGAAGACTCGTCAGGAAACGGCGTTCGATGCTGTGATGGCAGTACAGGGGTTCGAGCAGCATCGTTCCCTTATCCGCAATACATCTCGTGATGTATCATCTATTCGTCGTCTTCTCGACGACAAGTTCCCTATGACTCACAAGGCCGTCAAGGTCTTCTCCTGAAAGAAAGAACAATGGAACCCAACGACATCAGTATCAACCTCACGGTGCGAGAGTTGTTCGCACTCAACAAGACCCTCGGCATCGCTATCGACAATCTTGCCGACAAGATTGACAAGCATGGCATCCACACCAAGGTCGGGAAGGGGGCTATCTCAGACCAGTCTCTGCTCTGCGGTGTCCACATTCAGATTCTGGACGCCATTCAGTCACTCGGAGGCGACGATGAAGTTTGATAGACATCCACGTTACCTCGTTCACCTGTCCCCATCTGTCGATGTGTTCTTGGACAGCGAGTTCGAAGGCATCTGCCGTTCATCGTCGATGGACAAGAAGGGCGACTATCCAGTTGTCTTTGACGTCGCCATCGGTCAGGCACTTCCCAGCACGGACACCGCGCACAAGTCGGCTGTCCTGTACGCAAGCAAGTTCGTCTCTCACGCAGGAGAGGGGGTGAAGCAATGAGCGCAAAGGACAAGCCAGTAAAGCGGAGGCTCGAAATCATTTACACCCCGATTGTCACGGTACACGTCGAGGAATTCGAGGACGGCACGTTCGATGTCAAGAGTCATACCGACATCGACTTCTCCGATTCGTTCTCCTACGTCTACAACACAGATACGGGAGACGAGTACACGACATCTGAGTTGGCCGATTTCTTCGTGCCTATGATGACGACCGCCGACGAGTTGCTCGGCACACTCAAGTTGCTGGAGTACTACCAGCCCGCATGGACGCCAGAAGATGAGCCGTTCTAAAGGCACACTCTGGCGTTGCCCCAAGTGTGGTACGACCGTGACCACATACGTTCCATTGACGGCTACGCCTCTGTGTACGAAACACGCTGGTAAACCTCCGTCTATGAAACAGGTGGCCAACTGAGTAGCAGCAACGCCAGCAGAGAAATCTGCTGGCGTTGTTTGCGTTCTGGCAGCATTTACATGCTGTATGCTGGACAATTGACAACTCAACCAACTCGCTCGCTAATCTCCCCTCACGGGGAGGGGGGATAAAGGGGGGTGGGGCAAGGGGACTAGATGGTTCCACGCCCGACGCTCCGCTAGGGCGAGGAACCTAGCAACGACAGGAAAGAGACCCAATGAAGAAACCCGTAACCACCTGCGGTGTCGCAGGCCACGACGAGGAATGCCTGTGCGATGTCCGTGTGTCGTCGCACGAAGTCCCTATCCGCATGAAGAACCTCGTCACCGACTTGAAGTTCGGTGAGGAAATCTGTGCGTTGCGTGGATACACGCAACCGTGGGACAGAGAGCAAATCGTGAACTTCCTCGAAGACATACTCAAGGCTCACGACACAATCAGAGATGATTACTACACGCACCGAAGCGGTGCGCTCGTATCACGCCACGCCAAGAGTGCGACACGAGGTGTGCTCGAACCAGAACAGCGTGACGAACTGCGCAGGATTATCCTGAACGGTGCGTCATACCTAGAGGTCATCGAACACGCCAAGAGCACTTGGGATGTCGTCGTCTCAAAGACATACGCAGCACATCTGCGTAAGAGAACACTCTCACAACAGAAAGAAGGAAAGAAGTGAAGTTCACCTACCACGACAACGGAGACATCTCCGTGTACGTCAGACAGTCATGGCTCAACGATGCCGTGTCCTGTAACGAGCGTGGCCGACAGGGCATCATTCGCCCCGAGTGGTCAATGCCGAACGACGCCACCATTCTTGGTACGGCAGTTCACGCTGGCATCGCCAGCGTTCTCGAAGGCAAGGGTCAGCCCGTGAAGGTTGCGTTGGAGGAACTGAACCGTCTCCTCGACGAGCCGTTCCAGCGTGTCAAGTACACGAACGAGGAACTGTACGACCACGTGACCGAACTCATCAGCGAGTGGGAGAAGAACATCGCCCACACGCTTGGCGAAGTGAAGGGCGTCGAGAAGTCGTTCACGTTCGAACTCGACAAGTTCATGCTCGGCAACCGCAACATAGTTGTCAACGGGGTCGGTACAATTGACTGTGTGACCGATACGGCAATCTGGGATTGGAAGACCGCAGGCAAGAAGTACAGCGCCCGTGAGAAGCAGTCGCAAGCCATTCAGCCCACCATGTACGTCGCTGCAGCCGTCGCCAACGGCTGGCTCGAATACCCTGCGACGTTCAAGTACGGCGTTCTAGTTCGAGGCGGTAAGGCACAGATTGTGCCCGTCCACCGCAACGAGAGCCACACCGAGTGGCTACGAGAGATTATTCGACCGTTCGTTCGGTCAGCAATCTCGCTCGGTACAGAAGACCCGTGGACACGCAATGACACGCACTTCCTGTGCTCGTCAACGTGGTGCTCATACTGGTCTGTATGTAAGGGAAGCAAGTTGGCGCCAGCCGACATCACACCAATGGAAGGTAACTGACCATGATTAGCAAAGACCAGTCCATCGTCATGCAGGTCGCAGCAAAGATTGCTAGCGAACTCACGAACACCACCGCCATCCCTGAGCGCAACGTCGCTGAGGTTCAGGCCGTGTTCCTGCAGCACTTCGACGTTGTGAACGAGGCACTCCAGCAGGCGAACGGCACGCTCAACCTGCAGGAGTCGTTCCCCACCGCAACGATGGAGACCACCACCGAACCGACTGCCAAGCCTGACCGCATCGTCGTCACCAGCGCCCCCCGTGGCAACGGTGGAACCGTGCTCGTCGCAGGCAAGCAGCACGGCGACCTCCCCAACTGGCTCATCGCCGCCTGCCAGAAGAGCGGTGTGAGCAAGGTGTGGGACAACCGTGACACCGCTGTCGGCACTCGTCGCCCGTGGTTCAAGCAGGCTGACACCGTTGACGGGCAGGAGCCTGTTGCGTTCTGGCCCCCGAAGGGCATGAACTGATGTCAATCATCGACCTAGCAGCACGCTGGGAGGCTTTGGGGGCTGGCGAGCAATCGCCAGCCCCTACAGTCGTTGAACAGAAGCCTCACATCTATTACAAGCCTCTCGAAGAGGCAGCACATGAGTTCGTCCGTTGGGCGCAGTCACCGCACGAACGCATCTACACAGGATTCAACGACCTCGACCGAGAGATGCGAGGCATCGCAGCAGGCGAACTGTGCCTCATCCTTGGCTACAGCCACAGCGGAAAGACACTCGTCACCCTTGAGATGCTCAAGGCCAACCGCAACAAGAACGTCATCTACTTCGTCCCCGACGAGCCACGCACACTCGTGCTCATCAAGTTGGCGTGCGTCACCCACGGCATCAACGCCATCGACCTCGAACGTGCTGTCGCTGCCGACGAACCGCAGGCCATCGACCTGCTTCGCTCTACAGCACTCGAACACTTCCCGAACCTCGCCGTGTTCGACCAGAGCATGGCTCTCTCCGACATGGAGAAGGCGCTCGGTGAAGTGTCCGACATGTGGGGACAGAAGCCAGACCTCGTAGTGTTCGACTACCTCGAACTGCTACAGGGTGGAGGCGAGGACGTTCCGTCTAAGGCGAACACCATCAAGGCGTGGGGTCGTCGTCACGACATCCCCTTGCTTGTGCTTCACCAAACGTCACGCACCGCAGGTGCTGACGGCAAGCGCATGACCATCTCGTCTGGCTCGTTCGGTGGTGAGCAGCAGGCTACGCACATCATCGGCGTGCGTCGTAAGCGGTTTGAGATTGAGCATCAGATTCGTGAACTCGAAGCCAAACTTGACAAGTCGTCTGCGTCAGAGCGTGCGATGGAACAGTTGGACTTCCTGCGTTACGAGTCGCGCATCCATCAGCACACGCTCACCATCAATCTCGTCAAGAACAAGCGCCCTGCTGGCGCTCTGCTCGACGACATCGACTTCGAGATTGAACAGGGTACTGGTAGGCTGACTCGTCTCAAGGACGGCGACTTGCCTGAACAGTTCTTGAACGAGGTGCGTGGTGGCTGAGGTAACCCTTGAGGGCTTCATCAGTCTGTTCCGTGGGCGTGGCGACTGCTACGGCTCGTGGGACGGCGGATGCGTCAGGGAACCTCTCAGCGTTGACACGTTCAAGCAGCACCTTTACGGCAACGTGTTCATCGGCGTGTACCCAGCGTTCAACTACAAGAACGAGACATGGTGCATCTGGGGATGTAGCGACATCGACTACGACAACCCCGACCACGCTTGGCTGCTCCACGATGCGTTCGAGGCAGCAGGCGTGACATCGTGGGTTGAGAAGACACGGCGTGGCTACCACATCTGGGTATTCGCCAGCGACCTCGTTCCTGCTCGCAACATGCGACGCATGTTCCTCGCAGCCCATCAAGTCGCAGACCTGCCAGCCAAGGAAGTGAACCCGAAGCAGGAGACACTCGCCAACGGACAGGTCGGCAACTACGTCAGGCTCCCATACCCGAACCATGGCAAGCCAGAGCGCATCTTCATCAACAGAGACGCTTCACCAATCTGGATTGACGACTTCGTTCAAGAGGCCAAGGCGTCGCTCATGACGCCAGAAGTCATCGAACGTCTCGCCAACTTCTACAAGCCTCCCACCGTGAACTACACGGTAGGCGCACCATCACATGACATGGCAGAAGCCGCACGGATGCTCACGCCCCTTGGGCGTGCCATCTTCCGTGACGGCCCAATTGAGGGGCGTGACCGTTCAACGACGCTCACACACCTCGCACACGAATGCAGGAAGGCAAGCCTTCACCCGAAGGATGCCATGTCACTACTGGAGGACGCTGATTTACGATGGGGAAAGTATCTGATGAGGGGCGAGACGGGGAAACTCGAACTCGAAAAGTTGCTCGTTCGGGCGTACGGTCACACTCAATTTACGTAGAGGGAAAGCCACACCCGAAGGAACGCCCACGGGCAGCAACATCGAAGGCTGGCAAGACGTTCATGTACACGCCTTCCAAGACTGTCGATGCTGAGAAGAAGATTGGTCTGGCGTGGGATGGCCCTATGTTCGAAGGCGAAGTGGCTGTCCACGTTGTCGTCGACAAGGAAGGCACAGCGGTCATCGTTGAGCGTGTGGACATCGACGGCAAAGCGAGCCTCAGAGGCGATCTTGACAACTATGTGAAGACCGTCCTCGACGGGCTGAACGGCATCGCATGGAAGGACGACTCGCAGGTCGTCAAGATTACGGCGGTGAAGTTGTGACTACTTCAAACTTCCGTGAGAAGTCGTGGGGAGCACGCTACGACACCATGGGCGACATCGCAGAGACAGCGTTCCTGAACGTGTATCCGAAGGCTCATAGGCTTGGCTTGAACAGACCTGACTTCGATGTGCGAGGCATGGCTGACCCGATGCGCTACGCACCCGACTTCATGTTGAGCGACGGACTCTACGAAGTGATGGGCGTCGCCTCACGTGGCGACTCGCTCTTGAAGGTGAAGTTCGAGAAGTTGGACGCACTTTCAACGTGGATGTGTATCGGCCCCGTTCACCTGTTCATCTACGACTCGTCACGCAAGCGGTACTGGATAGCACCGCTTCGTGACTGGTCAAAGTCATGCCACAAGCATGGTGAAGTCGCACGCTTCCCCGACAACAGGAAGCCGTACTTCGCTCTCCACATCGACGACTTCCCCACGGAGCCGATTCGCTGTGAACTATGACTTCGACCGCTTCCCGTCCAAGACGACCTTCACAGAGTCGGACTGGCTTCTCCAGTTGGGCGACTCGCCCAGCATCGGCAATACGCACATTGACATCGTGCGAAATGCTGTGGAATCATTAGACGAAACCTCACGCCAAATCGTCGAAGCAATCTTCTACGAGAGAATCCCGTATAGCCAACTGGGTTCACGTTTAGGTTTCTCCAAAGTTCACGCATGGCGTCTCACCAAGAAGGCGCTGGCGCAACTTGAACGAACACTCAAGAACAACTACGCAATCAACATGAGGTACAACATGTTCGACAACTGGGACGATGCTGCCGAAGCAGTACTCAACGACATGGACGGCTTCTTGCCGTCCGCACCGACAACCATGATGGCAATGAGTGGCATGCAGCAACGGCTCGCAGAGCACGTGCGTGAATCACGAGAGATTCCCATCGGACTCATCATGGACATCGGTGACTCCGCCTGCTCACAGATGAAACATGACGGCACATGGCGTGCCGATGTCATGCACGAACTACTCATCGGAAAGCAGCGAGACTACGGGCACGAGAACATTCTCCTGTTCGGTCTGACAGGTGTGGCGGTGCGCATGTGCGACAAGATTGCACGCCTCAAGACACTCCTCCTTGAGGGCTACACGCCTGCGAACGAGTCGCTGCTCGACACATGGCGTGACCTTGTGGGCTACAGCGTCATCGGCCTCATGCTGTGGAACAACACGTTCGTCCTTGACCTCAAGGAAGTGGCAGCATGAGCGACCAGCAGCACGACATCCCCGAGCAGTTGATTGACGAGATTCGTCTACCCGATGTGACCGCCCTAGCGGTCGCCATCGCACTCTGGCTTAGTCGAGAGAACCCCAACGCTCTGGAAGAAATCGGACAGATTGCCGATGTGTTGAAGGAGAAGTTCGTTGAAGGATGAAGAACTCAAAGAACTCGACTCGCTGCTATACGAACTCGTTATCGAAGCAGCCCGTCACGGACTCCCCAAGAGCCACCTTCACAACATCAACGACCTGAGAGACAAGACGCTCCCAGCAATCAGGAAGGCAAGAAAGAAGTGACCACCGACGCAATCATCACCATCATCGCTGCAGCAGCGTGCATGGCTCTGCTCTACGCATCAGGCATAGCACTCGACGAATTCCCCGAAGGGCGAGAAGTCACCATCGACACCGAAGACGGCGAACGTACCGTCCGAATTGTCGACGCACCGTTCGCAGACGAATGGCCCGCAGGTGATCCTGTGCCAGCCGACAAGGAGAATTTGGGGTGGGTGATGCGTGGTGAGTGACCTCGAAGGATTCGACCCCAACGACATCGCAGAACTCTCTGCGATGGCAGAAAGAATCGTCAAAGACTCAAACACCTACTACGAAGTACGAATGCTCGTCACACACGAAGGCGCAGAAGACTTCATCGAAGCATTCAACGCCTCACTCGACGGCAACTTCATGGCCATGATTCCCCTCATGAACGTGCTGCACCTCATCGGCACATCACTCGCAGAATCAATGGACGGCGACGACGAAGACAACTAGCCAGCCACAGGCTGAAGCAAACACTTAAACACGGCATCGAAGTACGCAGCATCATCTGCGACTTCGTTGCTGAGTTCAACGTGAATCCAATTCGCCCACGACTCCCCACCACCGCTGATCTGACCCTTGCTGTAGTTCGACCACTTCAAACGGTCAACACGCCAACCACGCCCATACGGCTTCACGTTATAGTCAGCGATGAACTCCACACCAAACGCCTCCCAGTTACGTTCCAAAAACGCAATCAGGTTGAGGCAATCCTCACGGTTCGTGTAACCGAAATCAATCGCCCGTCCAGTCCCATGAACAGACGGAGACGACTTCCCACGCATAGGTCGAACAACCCACGTTCCCTTACACGTGATCTTCCCACCGTTCAAGAACACAACCCAATCCTTGAACTTCTCAACACCAGCACGCTTACCGCTGCTGTTCTTGTCGAAGCCCGTGTACTTGCGCTTCCCTCGGAAGAACCCCATCATCAACCCTTCTTCTCGTCCAACTGGCGCTTACGCTCAGCCTCCTGCATCTGTGGCGTCACCTGACGCAACGGGATACCAAGGTAACTCAGCAGCGAACCAGCCTGACGACCCTTATACAAATCAGTCGACGGAACAAGACGCTCCGCCTGAGCCAACGGCGGAATCAGATTCATCGCCGCATAGTTCATCTTGTCCGACACACCCATCTCGCCACCAGCAAGCGGCTTCTGCTGACCAAGCAAAGCCGCCAAAGCCTCGACAGCAGGAGCAAGAGGCCCACCAGCAGCCTGCTGCCCCTTACTGCTGAAAGGCACATCGTTATAGAAACGACGACTAGCCAAAGCAGTCTCAGGGACGACACGCAACAGCGGGTTCACATACGACAGCAGACGCTTCGGGTCTTGCAGTTCCTGCAACTGCTGACCAACCCTGTTGTAACCGATATCTGGCATCAGATACGTATTCCCACCAAGGAACACACCACCCTGCTCCTTCATCCAAGAAGGAGTGAACTGGTTCGAATCGTCCTGACCGATAGCAGCCATCGCACGGTTGTACAGCAGATAAGCACGAGGGTTCTCGTAGATGTTAATCATCTGCATCGGAAGGTTACGCGAC